GCCCTTCAACACACCGCAAGGTGCCACCCAGCTCGTTGTAGAAGCGGACCGCGGTAAACGTAGTGGTGTTGCCCTGGATACGGAAGCGGCGGAATGGAAAGACGGTTGCGTTGGTTGCGTTGGGTGCGTTGGTTGCGTTGGTTGCGTTGGTTGCGTTCATGGGTGTGTCCTCGTTGGTTGCGTGGGTGACATAGGCCGCATCCCTTGTCTTTGGGCGGAAGGCGTAGAGCCAGCCGCAAGACTCGGCGAAGGAAGAGGCGGAGTAGATGTTCATTGTGGAGGGTAGATTGTGAGAGTGGGTGTAGTGTTTCATAAGTGTAGAGATGTGTCAAGTAGATTGTGTGATGAAGGTGTCATTTTTATGCGTGAAATAGATGTGTAGAGGGGTGAAAGTTTACAACATAATTCGAAAAAGGGGGGAAAAAGGGGGTGAAAAGGGCAAAAATGTTGTGAAATTTTAAAGGGCGTTTTTACCGCAAGATTTGGCGAAAAAGGGAGAGAGAAGAGGGGGTTGTAAAAGTTGTTGTAAATGTTGTGTTGTGTTGTAACCGTGTGTGGCCTCTGCCAAAGGGGTATCCGACTGGGAACATGTTTTTATATTTATTTTTGAATATAGCTAGAACCCTTGGTTTTATTGGCTTCCTAGGGCTCGGGTTCCGTAAGAGATTTGTTGTGAGAAAAAGGCCCTTTTTTTGTTTCGATTCAGAACAGTGTTAAAAAGTCACAACATAAATCAGAAAAAGTGTGCAAATCCATCTCTACACAATGGCATTGTCTCCTAGTAGTTAACAATCTCCTCGGTCTCGCAGGCAAGCATAAGCAGCATCTTTCTCCCCCTCCCAGCTGCTATAAGTGATTGATTCATGGGAACATGCGCATAATAGCCATTATGTTAAATGCACAGATAAGTCCTTGATCTATCAGGCATCATGGATAAGGATCAAGGACTTAGATGATGCTGCCCCTCGATGTAGCGGGAAGACGTGTTAGCCCCACGGGGAGGGGGGATTTTTCTTTAATAAAGTCTTGCAGTGACCCCCTCAAAATTTTTCCACTTTTTCCGACCTCTTTTTTCAGTTCCGCGAAATCTTTTTTCAGTTCCGCGAAATCCTGTACACCTCAAAAAACGTAATCGCTCAGTTCCACGAAATCAGCGCTTAGTTCCGCGAAATCTTGATAAATTCCGCGAAATCTCGCGCTCAGTTCCACGAAATCTTCGTAAGTTCCACGAAATCTCGGTTTCACCTACGCTCACAGATTTTCTATATCTTCATCGGACAAGGTTCGCCCTATTCAGCCTTTATTCAGCCCCACGAGACCCTCTCCACCCCTCACGCGGTCATCACACCGTCCGTTGGACAAGCGGAAGAAGGATGGAAGAAGGGTGGAAGAAGAATGGAAGCTGCGCTGGAAGATACGCTATTATCCTGTGTATGCCCGTTGACGAGACACAACGTTACATGGTATTCAAGCGGACTATGAACAGATACCCTCCATACTCAGCCAGCTCCCCCAATTCTCCCAATTCGATCGATGAGTTGGCCGCGGTCTCTCCGGTGCCTATTACACAGGCACTTTGTCATGAGATTGAGCAGCTTGCGGTCGGATTGAGCAAGCAAGAAATTCTTGAGTACTATTTTCGAGACGAAGACAGTCTCTCCCCCAATGAGAGGATCATCCTTGCGCGGGCGTTTAATCGCGGGAGAGCCTCAGCCAAGGCGAAGGCGACGTTATCTCTGTTCAATCAGATGAACGGTAAGGATGGCATCAAGGGTGCCCTGTCCTATCTTGTGCGGTTTGCGGAAGATTGGCCTCAGCTGGAAGAGGAATCAAATTCAAAGAGTCAGCATGTGTTCAAAGTCGTGATGCCCGGAGAAAAATGAACAGTACAAAAGCAAAAGACAGCAAGACCAAGACCCCGCCCGAAGAAGCAAAGGAGTGGTTGATGGGCCATGACTTCACGGAAGAGGAAGCCAAGAACCTGCTCTCATGCCTGAAAGCTGACTCTAAGGAGAAGCTGCTTAATGATTTGCCACAGTGGTTGGAGTGGGTCGCCTACATTAAGCAGAACTACGACACCGTGGTTCACTTCGCGGCGCAGGGGTTTCTCAATGTTGAGTTGGGGGAGAAGGGGATCACGAAAGGGACGGAAGATCTATGGATCGGGCTGAAGACCGATGCAAGCGGTCGTCCTCGTATTCAATGTGAGCCCCCGCGGTTTAACTAATAACACACCAACGATCATGCAGAAAGTGACTGAGCCCCTTACCCCCGAAGTTGACCCAAACACCATTACTCCGTTTCAGATTCACATTTATCGCTACGCAGATGGGTCGACTGCCGTTTATGCGCCGGAATGCACGTCAACCGAGATGATGGCGGATATGCTGGAAGACGCCCTGTACGCCCTTGAGATCAACCTTGATCCGGTTGTTCATTGATGTTGTGGGTGAAAAGTTATCGAGCGGACCCTGCGGTAGTGCCTCTTGCAGATAGGCATTACAACAGGCAGAAGATTGGGTCTCCGCAGTTTGCGCCGCCTGGAAGGTGTGTGGTGCTCAAGACTCCTGATACGCGGGCTTTTTGGATTACAAGCTGGCCTTATGCACAGTACGTGAAACATGCTTGGGCGGGCGCGTGGGTGTGCAGTGCTTTTCGCAATGAAAGTGATGTTTTGAGCAGTTTGCTGGTGCGTGATGCCGTCGCGGCGACACTCGCAGCCTATGGGCCTGCACCGGAGCTTGGGATAGTGACGTTTGTTGATGCGCGGAAAGTCAGGAAAAAGCGCGATCCCGGGCGGTGTTACCTAAAAGCGGGGTTTCGTAAGGTGGGGGAGACGAAAGGGGGGCTAATTGCCCTTCAGATGCTACCGCACGAAATGCCACATCCGACTCCGGCGCAGGAAATGTGCCCATGACAGCACATCCCTTACAGTTGCAGGAGTACGAGGACCGCGGGCGGAAAGACGCAGAGCAGGGTGTCTTTAATTCGCCATACATTCCGGCAGAAGATCCGACGGAGGAAGACTGTAACGACGCGTATCTGAAAGGGTTCAGGCAGCGAAGGATTGAGCTTGGGGTGAATTTTCAATGGAGATGAGAGAAGAAGGGCGTAAGGATGACGCGGATAAGCCGATGGTGGGGCTGATGATCGCGGGTTTTCCGCGGGCTCTTTATGCCGTTGCGGAAGTGACGACGTATGGGGCGCAGAAATACGCTCCGGGCAATTGGGTTCACGTCGTGAATAAGGAGCAGCGGTATACCGACGCACTGTATCGGCATTTGTTGAAGGCGGCGGCAGGGGAACGGTGCGATCCTGAGTCGGGGCTGCCGCATCTCGCACATGCGGCCTGGAATATCCTTGCGCTGCTTGAGATGAGCAATGGCTAAGAATGCCCGCGCACAGCGTTCCAACCTTTATGTGCCTGACAATGAAATTATCTATGTTGCTAGTCCAACATTAGCAAAGTTTCACCAAGATGATTCGTTTGTACGAGGTGTACTCGGGCCAATTGGTTCTGGGAAGAGTGTAGCTTGTTGTTGGGAAATGTGGAAAAGAGCACATGAACAAGAACCTCATAATGGAGTTAGAAGTACACGTTGGGCTGTAATCAGAAATTCTTATAGAGAATTGACTGATACAACTATGAAGACGTTTTTTGATTGGTTTTTAGAGCATCTTGGCATGTTCCGGCAGATGGACATGATGTGGTCCTATGTCAGTCAGCTCCCTGACGGCACGACCGTCGATATGGAAGTTCTGTTTCGGGCACTTGATAAGCCGCAAGATGTGAAGAAGCTCCTCTCACTCGAGTTGACGGGGGCGTGGGTCAATGAAGCCCGCGAGGTGCCCCGGCAGGTCGTTGACATGTTGGGCGGGCGTGTCGGGCGGTTCCCTTCCATGCGGCAAGGCGGGGCGACGTGGTTTGGGATCTTTATGGACACCAACCCGCCGGATACTGACCATTGGTGGTACGTGTCCTTCGAGGAGGAGCGGCCCGAGGGTTGGCGGATCTTCAAGCAGCCCTCCGGCCTGTCTCCTGAAGCCGAGAACATCGACAACCTGCCAAAGGACTACTACGTCAACATGCTGCCCGGCAAAGATCAGGAATGGATCGATGTCTACGTTCACGGCAAGTACGGCTTTCTGTCCGACGGCAAGCCCGTCTACCCCGAGTACAACGATTCCATCCATTCGACGCTGGACGACATCGAGCCCAATTTCGAGATCACGGTGGGCATCGACTTTGGCCTTACGCCTGCCGCGGTGTTTATTCAGCAAGCCCCAAGTGGCCAAGTTCAGATCATTGATGAACTGGTGACGACCGACATGGGGGCCATGAACTTCGGGCGTCTTCTCAAGCAAAAGCTGGTCAAGGACTACGGGCACTGCACCCGCATCGACATCTATGGCGACCCCGCGGGGGATCAGCGGGCGCAGACCGACGAGACGACGCCGTTTCAGGTCTTGTGGAACCAGGGCATTGAAGCGTTCCCCTGCCACACCAACGATTTCACGATTCGGCGGGAATCGGTCGCTGATTTCATGGGCCGGCTCGCCTTCAATGGGCAGCCGGCCTTCATCATTGGCTCCAAAGCGCCAATGACCCGGAAAGCCCATGCCGGAGGGTACAAGTACAAGCGGGTGCAGGTCAGCGGGGAGCAGCGATTTCAAGACAAACCGGACAAAGGGCGGTATTCTCACCCCGCGGAAGCCCTCCAATACGCCATGCTGGGCAAGTTCGGCGGGGACAATGTGATTGGCGGCTATGGCAAGCAGCAAATCGACTATTCCGTCACCAACAAAATGATCGTGTGAGTCAACGCCCATGAACGACCCCCGCGACGACGAGTGGTTGTACCAGCTTCAGCAGTTGCACCCGTATTTCCAACTGTCAAGTGACGAGGATCAGCGTCTTTATCAGTTTTCTCAAGACGTTCAGTCGCCTGAGTTTCGGCAGCAAATGCTGGAATCCCTGATTGGTACCGTGGGGGTGCCTGCGACGTACGAAACCGCGACTGATCAACTCAAGAAACTTGTTCTTGGCACGCCAGAGCAGCAAGCGACAGAAAAAGCCCTCCAAGACCGCTACATGAGCCACTATTCTCCCTCTGAACTTGAGCAGTGGATGAAACAGGCGCAGGAGCACACGAAAAAAGCATCGATGAAGGGGTACAAGCCATCTACCTCCGCGGCACGGGACACTCAAGACCCGATGTCCAGCATCTACAATGCTCTCATCTTTGCGTTGGGCGGGGCTAAGTGAGCACGACCGCGCCCCAATGGGTCGCGATCAGTGGGGCGTATTTGTTGGCGCTTTCGGTGCATCTCGAACATCGCTGGCACATCGAGAACGAGACTACCGCGGCATTGGAAAGGATCGCGGAGTTGGAAGCCATCATCAGACCGGGGATTTTGCCGCACGCACAGGAAGTCGTGAATCAGATTCATCTTCATCTCGCAGATTTGGCGCAACGTGTCTCGCTGGTTGAGCTGGACTTAGCTAAAATCGATGCGGCATTAGAAAGGGTTAAGCCGCTGTTCACTCCACGAAAGAAAAACTAGCCATGGCACTCGATACCGACACGATCCTTTCGATCATCAAGAATGAGCTTTCGACCAACGAAGTTCTGATTGATGAAAATCCGCTGAACTACTACACGGGGCAGCCGAGGGGCGATGAGGTCACGGGGCGGTCTCAAGTCATTTCGACCGATGTTGCGGATGCGATTGAGTGGATCATGCCGCAGATCATGCGGGCGTTCACCGAGAATCACGAAATCGTGACGTTCGATCCTGTGGGGCCGATGGATCAGCAGCAAGCGGAGCTTGAATCGAAGTTTGTTTATGACGTACTGATGAAGCAAAACGATGGCTTCATCATCCTGTACGAGTTCATCAAGGACGCGTTGATTCAGAATAATGGCGTCATCAAGGTTTTCTATGAGGAAACGCAGTCAGTTACGACACGGCGGTTTTCCGGGCTGTCCACTGAGTCTGTGATGGCTGCGCTTTCCTCACCCAATGTCGTTTCGTACGAGGCAACGGATAACGGAGATGGAACGGCAAATCTCAAACTCACCGTTGAGAATGTCAGTGGAAAAGTGGTTGTTGAGTCTGTTCCAATTGAGCAGTTTCGTTATAATCTCGATCATAATAGTGCAAATCTTGATACTGCAAGGTTTACTGCACATGTTTTCAAGAAAACCGTGTCCGAATTGTTGGAGGAGGGATATTCGGCATCCGTACTTGAAGAACTGAGTACGTCGAACTCCTATAACCCTTCCGCGTATCGTTTTGCCGCGCAAAACGAGAATACGCTTCCCCTGGATAGTCTTGATGAATCACTCCGCGAAGTTGATGTCGCGGAGTGTTACATGAAGATTGATGTTGATGGCGACGGAATCGCCGAATACTGCAAGATACTGGTTGCGGGGTATGAATCACCGACGCATATCCTATCCATCGAAGAATTGGACGATTCACCGTGGGTTGCGACGACTCCTATACTTATGCCACACAAGTTTAAGGGGTTGTCGATCTATGATCGTTTGAAACAGTTGCAGGATGCCAAGACATCACTGTTTCGTAACATTCTTGATAACTTTTACTTGCAGAATAACCAGCGCACGGTGGTTGTTGAGGGGCAGGTCAATATGGATGACCTTCTCATCTCGCGACCGGGGGGCATTGTCAGGGCCAAGCGGCTTGACGCAATAACGCCGTTGCCGAATCCGTCGCTGGATCAAAACGCGTTCTCGCTGATGCAATACCTGGATGGCGTACGAGCTGGACGTACCGGGGTTGCACCAGAGGGCGAAGTCACACCGCAGAGGATCGGTGAGCGAGTGGGCTCTGAGGGTGTGCAAATGATGCTCAACGCCAAGGAAGAGTTGGTGGGGCTCATTGTCAGGACGATTGCGGAAACCGGCATAAAGCCACTCTGCGTCAAGATACGGGACTTGCTTGTGCGTCATCAAGACGCGGTTCCGTATGAGTACAAGGGGCAGTGGGTTACGGTGTCGCCCGCAGAGTGGCAGCCAAGGAGCGGCACGACGGTCCGGGTGGGAACGGGAACCGGCAACAAGAAAGCACAACTCGAAGCCATCGGTGCTCTGCTACAGATGCAGGGGCAGATGGTGCAGGTGCCGGGGCAATCCCTGGTGACGCCCGATAAGGTCTACAACACGCTGAACGACTTCTGTAAGTGGTCGGGGCTGGTCTCCGCGGCCAATTACTTTATGGACCCGGTTTCGCCGGAAGGTCAGCAGTACAAGGAACAGACGGATGCGCAGCAGCAACAGGTCAAGGAAATGCAGGATCAGTTGCAGGTGCAGACCGTTCAGGCGCAGACCTTATTGGCGCAGGCTGAACTTCAAAAGGCGCAAGCTGAGCAGATGAATGTTCAATTGAAAGCTCAGATTGAAGATTTGAAGGGACGGCTTACCTTGGCGACTAAAGACGCGGAAGCGGCAGCTAAGGACGCAGATAGATTACTAAAGCGGTATGAAATAGATACCAAGGCTGCGTTGGAATTGACAAAGATCGAAGCGCAGAGTAAAACGCAGGAAGATCAAAACATGCTTCAAAACCGTCAGTTAATGGCCAATGAGATGGCACAGGGTTTTGAACGGGCACGTAAGGAAAAGGAGATGGAGCATGGTCAGAATATGGACCATCGCCGCGAGGACCGTGCCGATTATGAGACGGCGGCATCTTCCATGAATCAGGAAACACCCGGAGAAGTAGAGGATGATTGAGAATGAGGAAAGGCTAACAGAGCAAGTCAGGAAGGCGCGACAAGCGCAACAGGCTTATGATACGTATCTGCGTGAGTACATTGAGACACGCCGGAACAACATTCTAAGTCAGTTTATCAACGGAATGAACAATCCTGAAACTCTCGCGCATCTGAAGCACTGCTCAGATGCGCTTTTAGCATTGGAAGCTTCGATCTTGACCGATATTGAGTCAGGCAAGCTTTCATCGATGGACTTAAACGCAAACCGAGGTATCAACTAAATGCAACCGGAAACTTCGACTAACTCTACCGAAACGGCGAGCGTCGATCCTGTAGACCAGATTGCTGACCTTCTGTTAGGCGATGAGAAAGAGGATGAAGATGAGCTAGAGCAATCTTCAGCCGGTTCCGAGGACACCGAGGGTGAACCCGAAGAGTCGGATGAGGATGATGCGGAGGGCTCTGACAAGGAAGAAGTGACGTGGGCGAGTGCTCTCGGGGTAGATGATTCCAACCTCGTTCTTGATGAGAAAGGCGATTTGGTCGGCTTTCATGTCAAGGTCAATGGCGAAGAGTCTATGGTCAGTGCCCGTGACTTGATCGCGGGGTATCAGACCAACCGATACAACACCCAAAAATCTCAAGCTATTGCGACTGAGCGCAAAGAGTTTGATTCCGTACGCGACCGTGCAGCGTCTATCTACGTTGAAAAGCTGCAAGTTGCCGATAAGTTAGTGGACGTTTTGAAGCAATCACTGGCTTCTGAGTACCAGAAAATCGATTGGGATCACCTGAGAATTCAGAACCCCGCTGAGTGGTCCGCTTTGCAAACGGAGTATACCAACAGACTGCAACAAATTGAGCAGGTTGTTGAAGCTCTGAACAGCGAAGCGTCACACAGTAAGGAATTGTACAATCAGGATGCGTACAACCGCTTCCAGTCGTATGTGATGGATCAGGTCAACCGTGTGATTGCGGAGAATCCCGAATGGCGTAACCGCGAGAAAATGCAACGGGATATGCAAGAGCTAGGACGTGGCGCAATTGAGCACTATGGCATTACGCCGGAAGAGTT